TCCATGGCAAGAACATATCGATTATGAGTTTTTGGCATTTTGTGATCAAAACAAAATGCTCTTCGATCATGATGCCTATCATTTTGCGAACCCAACTCATTCAACCGTGCATCGTGCCGCTTTGAAATTTAACCAATGTCCTCTTGATCCTGCTGAAGACAAGAATATGCATTTAGCATTCTCTGATCTCATGGAGTTTTTTGAGCCACTTGTAAATAAGTGCCATATCAAGTCCCAGGATGATGTCATGTACAACCCCAAGGCCAAACCTGGGGAGGTTTTTCAAACCGTTTTTGGTTGCAAGGATAAGCGGGATGTTGTTAATAACCATCTCCCCTATTGCGACAAATTTCACGAAACTGCACACAAAACCAACTACCAAACCCTTTGGAAGTTGTTTGGGAAAATTGAACAGCTTAAGCGAGCAAAGTTTGACGCTGGAGACATTCGTTCAATTCTCACCGTTCCAATGGAACTTTTCTTATCTATGTCTATGATGTGTCAAGACTTCAATGAGAAGATGTGTCAACCTGATTTCCACCTCAATACCCCCATCAAACATGGGATGAGTATGCCAATGGGTGGTTTCATGGACCTCTTCAAATCATTAACACACAAATCGCCCTTCTGGACGGTTGAAGGTGACTGCATCAAGTGGGATTCGAAAATGCTTCCTTTCCTCTTCACTATCATTCTACATGTCCGCTTCCAATGCTGGGACAAGAAAGGTATGTCTGTTGAAGAATGGTGGGATCGAATGATCTACTATTACATGGAGGTGCTCTACACCTCCTTTGTTTTGCCGTCTGGAGAAATCTGGACAAAACTTCTTGGCAATCCATCTGGTCAGCCTAATACGACCGATGACAATTGCATTGCTCACACTTTCATCTTCTGCTACTTGTGGCGTGTCGTTTTTGACAAATCTCTCTATTCTTCGTATGGAAGAGAGATGAACCTCGCTCTCTATGCTGATGACCACATTTTTACGGTTCTTAAGGAGTTCTCGAATGGCGTTGAAAAATTCGCCGTCCGTTCCGCGGTTTACGAACACCTCGGAGCAGCCCTTAGTGAACCAAAGGATCTTGTTGACGACGGTATGTCCGGTCATACTTTCCTTGGTCTCACAGCAATTGATCATGGAGGTGTTAATTACCCCCACTTTAGCAGAGTCCGTGCTTTCAATGCACTTCTCAAATCTGAATCTCGATATACCATTGAACAGCGGTTTGACCGCGTCGTGGTTTTGATGATTCTTGTTACTTTTGACCCTGAAACTTTCGAATTTTTCCAAAAGTTCGCCTTTCACCTCAAGACAACTTATTCCGATGTACTTCGGGATCGTCATGTTTGGTCCGGAAAAGAATGCCGGATCTTCTGGCTAAGGGAGG